ATAAGGACTAGCTGGATTTTGAGGATTAAAATCTCCGTTTTGATCCAAGATCCGTAAAGTTAAAGTACCGGTCTGAAATTCATCTACTAAGGCGCTTCTGCCACGTTGAGTTTTTATGTAGTCCACTTGGTTAGATACATCGACTATAACGGCGGCATTATCAGCTAGTACGTTAGTGCCCAGTATGCCTTGATCTAAAATCATAGCTTGAGCAAAAATAGGAGAAGTTGAAAAATTGATAAATGCGTTCACTGTTGGCACGGCCATTATGTACCACCTGATAACCCGCCGGCTGGGGTAGTGCCACGGCCTTGCTTATTGATTTGTAATATCGTGCGCTGGATAGTGTCGGTTAAATCTTGATCTGTTAATAATGAACCTGCTACGTTTATGTTGATATCGCCACGCTCGCCAGCTCTATAAGCTAACCAATCGGAGTTTTGAGTATTTAATACAACGCTTGGCATTGTGATACCGCCACTTGGTACATTACTTACAGGGGTACCAGCGGTGGGGTTTGACATAGGCACGCTACTAAGTGGACTAGCTCTTTCACCTGCTCGATAAGATACCCAATCCGCTAAAGTAGTCATTGAATTAGCCGCCGCATATTGAGCCGTAGTCAATTCTTTAAGAGAATTTATCTCCTGTAATCGCCAATCGTAAGCTTGATCTGCCGCTATATATTCTTGGGCCCTAGCGGCATTACCGTCTAATATTGCAAGTTTTTCAGCTATGCGTACGCGGGTTTCATCATCGGTTATACCGTTTAAAGCGGCGACTAAACCAATACGCTCTAAGTCGTATTTGTCTTTGAGCTTCTCTAAATCGTTCTTAGCTTTAATTTTTGCGTTTTCTTCTGCACGTAATTTTAATAACGCGGCCAAGATCTTCTTTTCTTTATCGCTTTGTAATTTGGAAGCTGACCCGGCTTGTCCAAAGGGTGTGCCGCCTTGATCTCCTAAGCCATAATCTTTACTGGCTAATTCCAAAGCGCCAGAAGTTCCTACAAAGGCTAAGGTACCGGTTACTACTTTAGGATTCTTAGTTAATAAAGCGGCAAAGATTAGAGCGGCTTTAAATGATGGATTACTAGTTAATTGAGTAATCTTGCCAATAACTTTACCAAGTTCAGTTATAGCGGCCGCTGTATTAGTAGCTAGATTTTCCATGCTGTCGGCAAGGTTGGCTATGCTTTTATCTTTGCTTAATTCTGTTAAAGCATTTACTAAACCTTCGCCTATGATTTCAGTAGCGTTAGCACTTGCTACCTTTAATAGATCCATCTTGCCAGCGTAGGTAGTTAGACGTGCGGCGGCTTGTCCAGCAAATAATTTATTTAATTGTTTAAGTATTGCTTCCATATCGCCAGTTTTTAAAGCGGCTTCATCTAGGCCGGGTACCAGGGTTTTAAGAGCTTTGGTCTGACCGGCAAAGCCTTTAGCGATAGCCCTACTAACTTCTAATACAGAAGCGCCAGTACCCGCACTTACTTCTAGAGCAGTGTTTAATCCATACTGGCTCAACTCGACAGACTTAGTAACTGTTAATAATGATTGAAAGGCTGGACGTAATTCATCATCTAATACGCCTGATATTTTCTGTAGGTTTGCTATGTACATCTCTACTGCTGGAGCTGAAAACTCATTACCAGTATTCTTTAGCTGTACCTCTAAAGACTTAGCCGCCTTTTGATCTGCCGCGAAAGCGCTAACGGCCTTCTTACTAAAGTTAATTAAGGCGGCGGCGCTAAAGGTTACGCCAAAGGTACGACCTAAAGCTTTAACCGATTTATCAAATGAGGATACGTCCTTCTGGCCCTTCTTAAGTGCTCTACCATTCCAAGTAGCTAAGGCGGATACGACTACGTTAGCCACTAGGCGGCCTTCTTTACTTCTGTAGCCTTATTAAAATCTATAGCAGTGGCATTAATAGCGTCTAGTATTGCTTGATAAACCTTTGGGCTATCTTTGGCCCAAGCCTTGTAAATTAATCTACCTTTAGTTTTTCTGCCGCCACCTCTAATACCTTTAAGCTTTGGCTGAGAAGTAACCGGCTCTAAAGCTGTAACGAATTGATTACCTGCAAAGGGATTATTAGAGCTGTAATCTCGAGTGGATCTTTTCTTTCCGCCCTTCATGCCTTCGTAACCTTGTACGTTACCTAATTCTTTTAGCGTGGTACTCATAACCGGAGCCCGGCCGTCTGGGTTTACGCGTCCGGCAGTTTCATAGATTCGACCAGCGGCGCTTACGTTATAGACGTAGTTTTCAACCTGAAAGCCGTTTTTAAATAATCTGTTTTGTCCTTCTTTGTATCCGATGCCACCTTTAACAGTAGCGGCGTCGTACTTAGGAAATGGCCGGTATGCAACATTAGAAGATATTGGCTTAGTCCAGCCTGATAAAACTTCTGAGTTATTAGCGACGTAGCCTTTAGCTCTACCTTCGACCTGTTGCATTAATGGCTTTATAGCTGTACGGATCCTCGAGTACATATCTTCATCGATAAAGCTAATACCTTTAAGGACGTCTTCAACGCCTAATACGCTTACTGGCATTTTTTAACTCCTTTGCTCTATCTTGTAATACTTGGATAATTGCTCTTAACATTTCCGGATCCATATCTACAAACTCTTTAGGCGCGATTCCGGTTTCAACCGAAAGGCTAGCGATCGTGTAAAGAAAACTATCGCGCCCTATTAGTTTTTTGATTCGTCTAACACCTCGACGGTGTCTAACGTATCGATAAACTCAATTCCAAAGGTAGGTACGGTTACGTTAGCTCTACGCAAACATTCCCAAGCTAGCCAGAAAATATCCGTCTGCTTTTCGTTTTCGCGTAGAGCCTTAGAGATTCCCATTCCTTTAGCGATTTCAAATGCGTACTCGACACCCGGCGTAATTTTGTGCTCAGTTACTTCGCCGTTAGCCCTTGTTATCTTTAGCTTTGCCATTCTTACTCCTTAGAAGGTTCCTGTAGTTGCGTATGCAACGGTGGAATTGCAAGTAAAGGAGATAGAAGCGTTATTAATGCTTGCTACATCTCCGTTAATTGGTGTTAAGTTATTGATTAAAATAGATACGGTGTAAAGCGGGTTAGTTGCGCTAACCGCTGTACCTTTTTCTGGGATTAATACGGCAGTTACGGTAGTACCGTAGTTAGTCTGCAATAGGGTAGTAATTTGTGATGCGGCAAAGTCATTAAAGAAATCTAGGGACAGCGGCGAAGATTCTAAGCCTTTGGTAAATTTGTGCGAAAGATCGCCGAGTGCACTTACTTCTAATTCATCGAAGGTTTGCGAAAGCGTCGCGCTAGATACGTGATCTGAAATATCTACGGTTGCGATTTTAACGCCAACCTTAGTATTGAGCATTACTGCCATGTTATTCTTCTTTCTCTGCGATTGGCGCAGCTTTAGGTTTCGGTGTTTCTTTTATCTGACCTATTCGAGCCAGAAAATTATTTTCGTTTATATCGTATATATCTGACATAATTTAACTCCAAGTAGTTAGGGTTGAGATTGAAATCGTGCTAGTTAATAGATCTCCACTTGCCGCACTTAAGATCGACGGAGCAGATACACTAGTAACAGTTAGGGCCAAATTAGAAGCGGCTATTTTGTTAAACACCGCTACTAAAAACGTTTCGATACTTGCTAGGTTTCCTTGATTATCAAACGCCGGTACAGCTATTAAAATGTTAAAGGTCGCTAACGGTGCGATCGTTGCGTTATCGTTATTGGTCGGAGTTATATACGGATCTCCGGGTATTATCGATACGCTGTTAGCTAATAAAGTTGGGCTAGGGAAAGCAAACGTGGACCAAACTCCGGCATTAGCCAAGTCTTGAGCTAGCGTTCCTCTTAGGGTAGTAATCGCGGCTGGCATATCAGCCTACAAATGTTGAAGGGTTAGCGTACGGTTGAATTAATCCACGTACTCGGTTTACTAATTGATAACCCATTTTATAGGGCGACGCACTATATCCGTCCATGCCGTTCGTTCCTGTTTGTGAAGTCTGCCGGGCCTGCCACACGTCCACCGCAAGGATCATCGCGGCTTGACGGATCGCCGGCGTGTTTGCGTAGCTAGCTGTCTTGTGGTCGGGCCCGGTTGCCGTGCCATAAGGTAGTACGCGATGGAAAGGTTGATCGCTTGCTACCTTCGAATATTGAATAAAGCTATAACCGCTTGGGTATGTTTGATAAGCCCAATTCCACCAGATAGCAGGTAATAAATTAGCGGTACCGGTTGAAAAGGGGATAGTGCCAGTTAAAGTATATGCACCATTGAAAGTTGCACCGCACGCGGCGATAGTTACGGTTTGCCCGGTTACATAGATTCCCGGATTAGCTAACATTAAAGTTGCTACGTTATTGGAAAGCGAAGTAGCCACTACTGGAGCTTTATTAAACCATAAATATTGGTTAAGTAAATCTTCTGCCGTTTGACAAACTTCTTCTACTGTCGCATCGGAGTAGAGCGTGCCAATACCAAGATCGGCGCGTAGCTCTGCGACGGTTACATACGTTGCGGCCATCTCTACTCCTTTGCTAATAGCTCTCTAGGGCTAAGGGCTACTAAGCCCTAGAGATTCTTACGGTTATTATCAGGTTAAGTTGAAAGTACGAACGCCGCGTGTCATTGTTACAAGCGGTGCCATAAATCCATAAATTGCAACCTGTACTTGAAGATTTGAAACCACATTAACGCTCATATAAGCCGTTGGTGATTCAAAAATAGTTACGGCTTCTGGCACGATAATAAATGCAGAGCCATCGATAGTAGTTGAAGGTAGATCAACATCTACGGAGAAATTAAGGCCTAATACGTTGCCTTTAATTCCTGTCGGTGAAGTTAATCCGCCTGCGTTCATTGGATACTGAGCGTTGAAAATTGGGCGACCAGTAGAATCTACAGCGCCTAGCAAAGTGCTCCAGTGTGAAGTACCACCGACATAATTTTGCGCAAAGTAAGAAGTACCTGTATATGCCGCTACTGGCTCAGTTGAAGCGTAAGAGATTAATCCTGCCGCTGTTGCCGCTGTAGTAGCCGCATTAGTTGAGTTAGCTGTTAAATAAGTGATTACAGCTTGGTTAGTAGCTTTTAAATATGCTCGCTGTAACTGCAAAGTAAGCTGGTCGTAAAAGGCAGGTCCAGATCGCTCGATGAGCTCGATTGACATTGTGTTCATACCTGCGTACTTAGCCACTGTTGCGGTCATGTACTCAGTTACCATTCCAGTATTTTGAACTGCACCGGCTTCTGCTTCAACAGTTACTACTGGTGCTACACCATTTCCGCCACCGGCAGAAGTTACAAGGGTAGGGACAATTACGTTCATACCTTCGCTTGGTAGTGCGGCTTTAGTACAAGCATCGATAGTACTGCGTCCGAAGTTTGTATTAGATACTACGTTACGTAGATATTGGTTAGGAGAAAACGCTGGGTTAGTTGTAAAGCTATCATCGGCGGCTTGAACCCATAATCTAGATTCATCGTTACCTAGTGATGCTTTAATTTTGTGCTCTGTATAACGGCCCATAGAAGTAATGCCGTGTCTTACAGTTTGTGAATTATATGGAGCTGTAATTATTGGGCGTGCGGCTTCTACAGTTGGAGTAGTAGCTTCTGCCGGTGTATCTGTTGGCTCTGGAGCTTTTACGTCCAAGATAGCCTCACTTTCGGTAGTTGGTTGGTTTGGTGCTTCTTCCGTTTCGCTTTCGCTCGCGGCTACCTTAGTTACGATCGCATCTGCATAGGCAGGGGATTCGACTAAGGAAACTTCTTTCATTACGGCGCTAGATACGATTAATACGCCGTCTGCGTTTTCTTTCGCTTTTAAAACATCTACACCAATAGATAAAGAGCTAATTAATTCCTCGGCGGCTAGAGTTAAATAATCTGTACCTTTAGAACTAGCGCTTACTTTGAAGGTGCCGAAAATTTGATCCTGCGTAACTTGGAAATTAAGTGCTCGACCTATTGGATCATTTTGCGAGTGTTGCGCTAATAACTTAACGCGGCATACGTCGCTACTCTCTATATCGCTAGCAAAGGTTAAATAAATTGTTTTTTCCATTAATCCATTACCTCATCTATTTCGGGATTTTGATTACCTTCTGGGGTTAGATCTTCCATTTCTTTAGCTTGGTTTAAATCAATTAATCCAAGATTTAACATTTTTTCTGTTACATCTAAACGCGACATAGCATCGCCACGTAAAAAGGTGTCATCTACTGCAAACTTAACTATATTTCCGTTAGCAGTAATATCATTCATAGATAAACGATTCTCGATCGCTGAGATAAACGGCTGTAGAGAATAAGCCACGAACTCTTTACGACCATCTAATATATTTTGATAAGTCATTGAGTTATTCATATCGGCCGAGATCATGTAGGCCGGTACATTCATAGCACGCGCTATCTGAGTAGCTAAATACTGCGATGCTTCGTTATACATCATATCTTTAGGACTAAATCCTGTAGTTTCATAAGATAAAGTAGAAGTTAGATACGCAGTGCTTCTAGATTGTCTGCTAGCTTTCCATGCGGCTAATAAACCTGAGATTTGTTGCTCTGGTAAATCTGCGCCAGTATTTTTTAAATAACCTGTAGGCATTGGAGTAGCGGCGGCAACACTCGCGGCCTTTTCTAAATCTAACGCGGCTTGAATTGTACGACTAGCCGTAATTAAAACTCCGTTGGTTAATCCTTGAAACGTTACAAGTGATCCGATACCAGACATAGGGCAACGTGCACCATCAACAGTATAAAAATCTACTTCGGTACCAAACTCATTAGTAGTAGTAGTTACGCGATTATTTGCGATCCATTCAAAACCAGAAGGGCGTCCGTCATCGGCATATTGAGAAGTTACGCGCCAAAAACTTTGGCCGTACATGATAAGGCTATCAACGGTCCAAGCTATCGTAACGCTACGTGGTTGTCTTAAATCTGGTTGATCTAACCAAACAGGTTTACCTAATTCTTCTCCTGTTGCTTTTCTATATAATTCTAAATCTAGTGATGCAATTACACCCGCAATTAAATTACGACATCTTGCAACAGCGGGTACTTGCATCGCCATATCGCGGGGAATTACACCTAATCCAACATTAGAAGTAGCTGTACTGAAATAGCCATAGCCGTAAGCGCTATCCATGATGGCTGGCGCGTACTGAGCTTCTACCTTCTTAGTGTCTGGGCGCAGGCCCAAAGTCTGTAATAATCCCATGAGTTAAGTTTTTCGTATTTGTCAAGCATATTTCCCGTTATCTGCTCACGTGTCGCTATATATCTTGGCGGCTTCCTGAGGTTGGACTAAGACGTGAATTACCATAGCTAGGCCTATAGCTATATCGACCGGGCCAGCGGATTTACGCCGGACTATTCGCCAAGCGCTATCGTTTGTTTTAGCCGCGCAGTTATTCATATGCTGAA